GCGCGGACGGTGTTGTAATCCGCATTGGTGATCTCGGTGGTTCCTAAGAGGTCAATGATGGATTCGGAAGGGCAGACGAAAAACCGCTCTTCAGGTGCTTCCGCCTCATCCAGTATCTGCTTGGCGGAAAGCAGTTTGGCAATGGTCATTCCTACTGACCCATGCGCCACCTTCTGGGCGTCGGGCAGGGCAACGGAAGTGGCCCCGGCTTTGCCGGAGTAGGCCGTCCCGCCGAGGGCCGCCAGAATGATCCGATCAATTCTGCGGTTCATGGCCGCCTTAGCTGCCTGCTGGTATGGCCCCTTGGGATCGACCAGCATCCGAGACGCATCCGCACGGTCCAGTAGAGTCGCCCACACATACGGCTGGGCTGCACTTCTCCTGCGGGAATGATCCGGTTCAATGTTGGGAGTGTCGGCATGGCGGCTGGTGAGGGCTTCTGCCTCAGTTGCCGCTAACCGTTCCCAGTAAAGATACTCTCCGTCCATCTTTACCGGGGGGATGGTGGTTCCTTCCAAACGGCTGTCAAACTGCTGCATGAGCAGCCGCATGGTGTTCTGATACTGCGCAACGAAGATTTCTGTGATTGATTCTGCTGGCATGGTAGTTTCTCCTTTGATTTGTAAGTTTCAAACCAATAGCGAGAAACTACCCGAACCCCGGATTTCTCTCACCCGTGACGTGGGTTCCACGGAGGGACTTTCCCCCCCGTCAGTGGACCTTGCGGCTACCCACTGTTTATATTACAAAGGCATTCAAATCTAATTGCTTTCTCATGGTCCTTACAAACTGAAGCCAGTCCCCTTCCGGCATCCATCCCGAAAGAATGTATGTTTCTTTCTCTTCTTCTTCCGAAAGAACTTTTTCAAGTGGTTTTTGTTTCTTGGCTTTATATTTGATTTCCATCTCAACGTCATAGCCGATAAATCTCATCCCGTCTTCATTTTTAGCCATATTCCTTTTGACGTTCAATAATCTTACAAACCTGTCAAGGGGAATAGCATCAAACTTAATAACTTTTTCGACCTTTGGGGGGTTAGGTTCCGGCCTTACAATCTTTTCCTTTTTCAACGGGGGGAGTCCCTTGTCCTGGCGTTCCCACTCTTCACGACTCATCGCTTCCTGCATGATAGGCATCACTTACCCCCCTTCATATCCTTCTTACTCCTGGGATCAATTTTCAGGCAGTATATAAAATCCACCCCGCCAATTCTCACCCTCGTTCCCAATGGGTGCTCTCGGTCTTTAGTGAAAGCAAGTATCTTTCTTTTCTTAGACATAACTACTTTCCTCCCTTTACTTTTCTCATCCGTATTAGGTCTTGGGTGAGCTTGGTGTACTCCTCCACCGCTTTCATGTGCAGGGGATGGCTGAGATCGTTTAGCGGATGCTTTTTGTCGAACATCATGTCATTTACTTTCTTTTCCAGGGCATCCACGGTAATTACGCCGGGAAGTTCGCCCGCCACCATTTCTTCTTCAAGGAGCGGGTCACCTATCTCCGCAAAGGCTTTTAGAATGCGGACTGCCGCTTTGGGTGCCAGGTTGGATATTAAGGCGTCGCCGTCTGCACCAAGATATTTGGCTACTGCCCTTCGTGCCGATTCCATCTTGCGAACGTAAAGGCCGCCCATGTCTTTCTTTAGGCTGGATTTTGCTTCCTCAAATTCCCTTTGCTCCGATGATTCACTTTCCGCCTGAAAATTGAGGTACCAGTCGAAAAGACCCTGGGCAACTGTAGGTGTTACTCCCAATTTGTGAGCGGCTTCCCTGAAAGACTTCACAAGAGGTTCGTTGGGAGTGAACTCTTCCGCTGATGGGAACTTGATGTCGTACTTGTCCGGCGCCTCCGGCGCTCCCTCGAGTATCCCTTCCGTTCTCAACTTACCCAGAAGATCACTGACGGCTTTCTGTCTCTCTTCCGGCTTGCCGTCCTTCTTGGGTAGCCGGATACTTCCCCCTATCATCTTCTGGGCCTCAACGAATGACTTTGCCAGTCCATTGAAGTCCTTGATGGGTTCAAACGCCTTATCTTTCCCCAGATCGCCCAGACTCTCCCTGAAAGCCCCAAAATCCGGAACTCCCGCCGCTGGAGCAGATCCCCCGCCAGGACTGCCTGTTCCTCCTGCGATTCCTTCCTCCGGCATTATTTCCCTCCTTTAAGTTGAGTAGAGTAGTGTTCCCGCGTCGTTGTAGTAATCCCTGTGACCATCAGCCAGGGCGTCAAGGCGGGTAACTTTAAGTCCAAGTGCTGTGCAGATAAATGCCCCATCCGCAGCGGCGTATCCATACCCCGCCTGAAGCGCGGCGGTATCCGTCTGAATGTACCCACGGCTCATATTGGCCAGGGTTCCCCTGACCGTCCCCCTCAGAATATCCAGAATTGCGACATGATCGCTTCTTAACATTTCTCCTCCTTCAGTTCCCTTTGATCCCGTTGGGGACCATGATCTGGGGAACCAAGATATTTTTTTGTTCCACTTTATGATTGCGCACAACGTCCTTGGCTGCGTCCAACACCCCATAGCAAAGAATCTTATCGTGTAGGGGTCCATGCACTGTTATCTGTCCATTGGACATGATTCTGATACTGATCTCCACCGCCACTTGCTTCAACTCATGTTCGCCCATCACCCCTCCTCCTCTTCTATAATTGCGTTCACCATGTCCTCGATCTCGGTCACCAAGTCCCGACAGATAGTGCGCCTGAACGTCTCCCATATATCGCCACTCGCAAAGCATAGGCCACAATATGCCCCTTTTAGGTCTTCCAATACTCTCTTGCCCTCTGGAGTACCGAATATCGCCTTGTAATCCTTTATCCGAGAGGCTTGTTCTTTATTAACTTGCAGCACCTTTTCCGCCACTTGATGCCTCCTGCATTGCCTTTAGTGCCGGGGCCGCCCTGCCCGCTCCTTCGGCCATCCTCTGCATATCCATCTTCTGTTGCTCCACCTGTTGCGCCTGCAACCTTGCCTCTCTTATCTTCGCCACTTCTTCTACTGACCGAAGGTATTTAGAGGGGGCCCCGCTTACCTCCGCCATTCCGCGGAACACTTCATCCGAATCCAGGTTATCAAAAACGTTGGCCTCTGGATTGACTTGGGTTATCTCCGCTCCTACAGCGAACAGGTTACGCGCACCCGCCATCTCACTCATGCGCTGGGCTTTGGCCAGAGGACCCTCATACTCTATGTCGATTTCCTTTATCCCCATTTTGGAGAGAATCGCCGGAGGGGGAGGAAGAACTTCAAACTTGCTGGAACTGGCACGAAGCATGATGCTGAATATACGTTCGATCTTGGGATTTAAAAGCTCACTTTCCAGCCGGCCAATGGTGGGCCCCAGGAGCCTTTGCATTAACTCATAGCGGACCTGAACCTCGGTAGCCGTCATTTCCGGGCCTTCCTGCAGTTTTAACTGGTCCGCGTAGAATATCTGGCGTATGGACTGCCTTAACTCCTCTTCCTTAATCTGTGAGACATCGTAGCGGATATGGTGATCCATCATCCAAACGCTGTCTTTATCCCTCACAACGTTTCTCCCGCCCGGATAGAGCTTTAGGCTGCTGATAACGCCCCGGTCCTTCTCAAATGTCGGTGGATCAAGGTCTTTAGCCCACGCCTTTAATCCAAACTCCTTGGCCTTGTTCAGCGTCTTTACGTCCGGGAGTGCCGTGTGTCCTTGCCCTCTCCCATAAGTCTCCCCGCTGCTCTTGCTCCACCTGGGAACCATGTACGGGAACTCCCAGTATGACTTCTCGGATAGTAAGTTGCGGTCCTCCAGGCTGACGTAATAGGAGACAAAGGGGCGGGCATTGGTGCCGTCCCCGCTGGGCATTACCGCATGAAGAAACTTGAATTTGTGATCCTGGTCCTGATCCTTTTCCGTGTACTTTTTAACCCCTTCACCAAGGGAATCACCCCACTTGAGGTATGCGGCACGGGCGGAAAGCTCAAACTCACGGAAGACAGTGTCAACCCTTCCCTCTGCATCCTCATCTATGCAGTATTCGCTATTCTGGATTGACTTGAATTGAAGGCCGTTGAACCCGGGGACCTTCAGGGGCTTTTCCTCGATGAGGAGGCAGGCGGTGGCGAAGGCCCCCAGGTCCAAATAAACCTCATGGATCTCGGAATTATAATTAGATTGATGAATGGCAAGATACATTCTGTCGGCGCACAGTTCCAGCCAGTCCATAACTTCCTTTATTTTATTTAGTCGGTCATCGCGGAGTTTTAGACTGAACCACTTGGAGGAAGAAGGAGTAATAGTCCCGTGCATGGATGCGGCTAAAAGTTCAATGGCATGGATAGCGGTGGAATCGTAAAGATAAGTAGTCTGTTTCTGGCCGGGGCTGATGTAACTTCCTATTCCTACCCGGCGCGGAAACTCATACTCCGCTATCTCTTCCCACAGTGGCTCATAAAGAATTCTTGTGGACTTCAACTTGTCGTTGCGCCTGATTAAGAACTCTACGTCTTCTTTATTTAGTGGCATTTTTATCCTCAATACCCCAGTAGCGATCTGCGGTAAGTAGGCGCAACACTCAAAAGCCCTCCTTCTTCCTCACTCAACAAACTCCTGCGCCTTGGCTTTCTCTTGACTTCCTTTGCCGAAGTCTGCGCTGCCGTGGCCGCTGTGCTGACCGCCGCCGGAACAGCCGGTTCCCCCGTCTCCCCGGACTGGCCTTCTACCCCAGCCGCTGCCGCCGCTTCCGCTGCGGCCTCTGCCGCCGCCTCAGCCGCCGTAGCTATTCCTTCAGGCTCCCCGGTATCCCCTGCATCCGCAGCCGCCCCCGCATCACTCATCTCAATCAACCCCCTTTATCTTCCCGGCGTTTCGGGAAGCATAAAAGACCCGCTCGGCCTTCTTCTTATTCCCATATGTAGCCTTCATGGAAGCCATTATCTTCTTACCCTTCTTTGTCTTAGGCACTTAACTCCCTCCTTTGGTAATCCCTGGCCAATGGATCAAAGTCAATCTCTGACTTCAGATCTTGTTCTTTATCCCGGTAATCCTGAAAATAAAACTCTTTAATCAGGTCGTAAACGTAAGCCCACATATCCAGAATATCGACGTGGAAAAATGGGAACTTCATCATCTCCTCTTCAATCGCCTGGATATACCGGCTATTAATCTTCGTCGAATAATATAATTTCCCGTTGTTCAACGGCCACTGCAAGGCAGACTCAACCCTAAACTCCTTACTTCTTCCCCCCGGCTTGAGCAAAACCAAATTCCCTGAATCAATAGATATAAACCGTCCATGAACTCGGAGGGCGTTAGCAATGTGCATCTCCGTTGTTGACATGCCTACTTTCTCAACCCCAATCTGATCTATAATCCCATTACGAAGATACATCCTGACAACACCGTCAATTCCCTCTGCATGTGACATTTTGTCCGCTTCAACATCCATAAGATAAACCTCCGACTGACCCACTTCGTCAATCCTCGGCTTTACCCCAATCACCCCATAACTCCACATGTCCCTCGATACCTTGGCCGTCTCATCCCCCCCAGCCTGATCCAACACCATAAATTTATAAACGTCCCTCGGAATATCGTTCACATCAATCGACTTCAACTGACTAAAATGCAATTTCAACTCACTCGAAGGAGTAGGATCACAAAGCTGCTGAGACCTAAACGTCGATTCCGTTTTCTTGTCGTCCAACTCCTCTTGCGTCAAAAAAACCGGCTTACCATCCCTGGTCCCATCATCCGTTGCCGGAATTATCCGCGTCAAATACTTCTTCTCCCCAGTAATCTTCTTCTCATCCCTAACATGCGTAAGTAATCCAAAATGAGAATAAAACGTTCCCAAAATCCTCTTTCTACCATTTCCACCAGAAACCCCAAGATTCTGCGATAAATTATACTGCTGTATCAAATACTCCAACTGCTCCGGGTTCTTAGCTAAATCCGCAGTCTCTATATCATCATAAACCCTCCGCTCCCAATGCCCACCCGTCGGCATCCCCTCAACTATCCCATAGGCCTCTACCGTCTTCTCCTTACGAGACTGAGACCTCCTCTTAACCACTATCCCATTCTGAAGAGACCACGCCGGGGCCTCAACTTCCGGCTTTTGATAAAATACTTCAGGAAAACAAAACTTCAAAAACGGACCCTCCAACGTCTGCTTTATAGCAAATAAAAAATCCTCCGCCTTCGGCTTCTTATAACTAAATATCACATGACAATCCTCAGGATCCCTACATATGTCCTGTATCGTCTCCGCCTCCGTTATCGTCACCGACTTCCAATGCTCACGCGCCCAAACATCCACCGTGTCCGTCCTCGGCCCATCCTGCACTAAATTACACACCCGCACCACAAACGGATGATTCGCCTTAGCTATCTGCATAACAAAACAAACTACAAAAAATAAATCATTCAAAACCAAAAACCGCCACGCCGCCCTCGCATCCACCTCACCCCTCGCTATCTCCCCAAACGCCCGCGCATAATCCACCCGATACACCGCCCGATGCCTACCAGGATCAAACTCAACATCCGTCATCGCTACCTCAGGATGCGGTACAAAATCTATCATGGCATCTATTACCCCTACCTAACCCCTAAAGTCTCAACCTTGACCACATACGACACCCACAGAGGGCAAAATAAAAGAAACTCAACACCATTAATGAACCTAAAAACCACTTTCTAAAAAATTGTGAGGCGCCCAAAAGAAGGGTCAACGTAATTTCCAACAATCCCTTCTAGGGGGGGGTGGCCTGCTCTGGAATCGAAAAAGGCCACAACCTCAAAAAGTCTATCCACATGCCAAGTTGACATAAACAATCTTATCGGACTAACGACATTGAACAATATCAAGCACTTATCTCATTTCGTATGATTATCAGGGGGAATGTGAGCCTTATCAACAGGGTTATCAACTCTTTTGTTCATCCATCGCCCCAGTTCCACCGGGCTGACCTCGGCATTGAGGTTGATGTTTAGGGCCTGATGAACTACAGGATCCGATCGATCATAGACCATCTGGGCTGCAGCCAGTTGATTCGTAAAGGAAGGGGATAAATGCTCTACAATATCAACCACCTCACCAGTAGTTTTGGAGAACGCCTGAGTGACATTATCTCTCCCGTTTCCTTTCAGCGTTTCGAGGACTACATTCCGTGCCAGCTTGACCATTCGAGGATGAGAAAGTCTATACTTGTCAAGGTTTACTTTTAGGTTATTTATTGTTTCTTTTGCTGGTATTCTTCCGTTATTTACGAGGGTTAGCGCTTCTCGGGGTTCGATCCCGGTTGTAGCGCACAGTGAGAGGGCTTTCTTTGTCGTTCTGTTTAGTGTTCCTGGTTTTTTGCGGCAATTTAGTGGCAGGGTTCGTTTTTTTTTGGGTTCTGTGGTGGTTGGTATGGTTGGTATTTGTTCCGGTTGTAATTGATCCATGTTTATCCTTTGTGGTGGAGTGGAATCGTTGCGGATGGTATCCGCGTACTGGTGGTATTATTATATGCGTGGTTTTTTGGGGGTTTTTGATTTTGACGATTTCGGGGGTACTTTTGGGGTACTTTTGGTATCTGGGTGACGATAATAGTGCTTGACAATATATTTTAATAGTGTCCTGGGGGTTGTGTTTTGAGCCATTCTTCGTATTCGTTTTCGACCAGTTGGGGTTTTCCGCAGGGGTATTTTATGGGGAGGTTTTTTTCTTTTATAGCTTTTTTAATGTTGTTTGGGCTTGCATCTATGAATTTGCAGATTTCTTTCCATCCTTTGTATATCATTTAGTTTCCCCCATGAATTCATCGCGCATGAAGCGGATGAACTCTTCGGCCATGGCTTGCCCTTCGCCTTTTGGCCTGAATTTAGGTGAGGACATAATGGTATTAATCCCCTTAAGCCATTCATATGTTCGGTGCTTACAATTTCTTTTGTGTTGGCAAGGATTACAGGACTTTAAGGTACATTCTCCGGTATATTTGGGGTGGAAGAAGGCAGATGCATTTTGGCTTTCGAGATATTTGCTTTGTTGGGAATCGGTTTCTCTTCTGGAAATTGAGATAGAGGATATTTCTTTTAAAAGTTTGAGGAAATCAAAGCGATCCTCTTTTTTTAATACTTGGTCAATGGCCTTATCGAGGTCTTCTATTTCTTGGCTTTGAAATCGTGAATAGGCTGTTTCTACCGATACTTTTGTTATAGAAATGCATTTTAAGTGAGCGATTTCTTGAATTTTTTTGGTAAATATATCTAATGAGATCATAGAAATTTATCCTCTCTTGGTGGATATTTATTTATGGAGTCCTGAGCTTTTGATAGCCAATTATTTAGAAATCTTTTTAGGTTTGATTTTTTATTCTTTGGATTGGAGGTCAGCCATGCTTGAGCTTTGGAAGTTTCAATTTCAAGGTTGATTCCAGGGTAAGCCTGCTCGAATACATTTTTGTGTTCGAGCAATATGTCTTTTAAGTCTTTAGAAGTAGAAGATGAAGATGAAGACAGAAGAGCGTTGTTACTTTTCCGTGACTGAAGCGTTACTGGTGGCGTTACTTCTCCGTTACCGGATTGTTTTTCTTTAAATCTTCTTTGGCGTAACATATTGAATTTACGTTCTTTGTCGTCTCTAAGCATCCGGCGTGATTCGAGCGTTATTTCTCCGTTACTTGCAGCGTTACTATCCCCTATTTTTTGATCTGAAATGTAATTAATTATTCGTTTTGCGTTAATTTGATCAGTTCTGAGTATCTTTGCCCATTGTTCTAAAGAACGGGTAAGAGAACCCCGTTTTTCAGACCACCAGAGTTTACAACAAATTCTTATCCAGGCCCCCTCAATTTCAAGAGGATGCTCCTCGAGATCTCTTGACCAGTCGCCAGGATAAAATTGAAAAGCTGGATTTTTTCCCACCCATCACCCCCTAAAAACAGATCGCGTTTTCCATGTTTGGATCGTGGTTGTAAATATCCGGGTGTTTCCGGGTGCTCCTTGGCCTGCATGACTTATAATTCCTGGCTTTGCATCGCCGGGTTGATTCTACGCTGCGGATCTTCCCGCAAGCATCGCAGAATCTTTTCTTGCAATCGCAACCATCTGGCAGGTCGAACCCGCACCGTTCACAAGTTTTCATTTCTTTTTTCTCCTCTTCTCCAAAGTTTTTTGGTAGGCGGTGATCGCCGGTCTTGATACGACGTTAATTTCACAGGTCGCTTTGGTGCATAAGGGAAACTTAAAATTCCATGACCTACTGGAACAGATTTTCCATTTACTGCAACTCTTATCAATTCTCATTTCTTTTCCCATCCTTTCACTAATCGATTGTAGAAAGAGATGCGGATCATTTTCG